TTAAATGCGATCGGCGTGGTGCAGCACCACGAACTTGTCCCACAGCTGTTCGTTGGTCTCACGATGCTGCGGATCGGTGATGATGGTGTTGTCGATCGGGCAAACCTGCTGGCAGGTCGGCGTATCGTAATGGCCGACGCACTCGGTGCAGCGATCGGTATCGATCTGATAAATCTCATCGCCCATCGAAATCGCCTGGTTCGGGCATTCCGGCTCGCACATATCGCAGTTGATGCACCGCTTTGTTATTAGTAATGCCATATCAATCACTTACGAGTTTAATCTAATTAAATCATGCATTTATAGTCTTTAGTTATTGCGCACGATTCCGCACTATGTGTATATTTATACAGTGTTTCAAACATTGAAAAACCATGTTCAGCAACACAGAATGGCAACACATGCCTTTTTTAGCCCCCAGATTTAACCTCATGTGTGAGCTTAGTGCTGGTGGCCTCTGATACAAGGAAATATCAATGCCGCGCACTGTAACACAGATGCAGGATATCCCCAAAAATGATGAGTTCTTGGCCGCATCTGCGCGTTGGGAAGACTGCAAGCCACCTTATGCAAGCTCACACATGAGAATCTGTGTTGCTGCCGCCAAAATCATTTTGGCGCACCTTGGCCAAGCTCGGCGATCGAAGTACGAAAAAGACAACTACCTGCGCATAGATTTTAGCAAAGCAGGAAAGGTTACGTTCTACGCTGAGTTCCCAAAGAAGATGGGGCTTAAAGGTAAAAAACTGGGGGAGTGGCCAGAAATGGCTATTCAGATCGCCAGGGAAAAAGCTCAGGACATCGCCGATAATGGCTTGAAGGCTGAGTCAGTTCAGCAGGCTATCAGAGAGTATGAAGAGGACTTATACGCTAAGGTTCAGCGTAAAAAGCTGGGGGAGGATAGCTTTAAAACCTACTGCACACGGACGAAACAAATAGCTGCTGCGTTCGGTGAACGTGAGGTTTTCAGTGATGTGACGTATAACCGCCTGCTTGAAGTTTTTGATCTCTGGATAGAAACCAAATCTAATAATCAGGCGTTAGAGCTATCAGCAGAACTGCGACGGCTATGGAAGTTTGGCGCGCCACGTTACTGTAACGGACGCAACGTTGCCGCCAGTCTTCCGAGTGATTACATATCATCGAGAGTCCAGAAGCCGACGCCGACACGCCTGTTTACCGATATTGAGTCTATCGCGGGATTGTGGCTAAACATCGCTGCGGCCAAATCAGTGCATCAGAAAAATGCGATGCGGTACATGATCCTAACTGGCGTCAGGCCGATCAACGTCAGCAACTTGCGATGGAGTTTTATCAATGAGCAGGTAGGGGAAATAGTATATCCGGCTGGGGTAATTGGCATGCGCGGGGCTATGAAAACCCAGAAAGAATTCCGGCTACCTATAACGCCAGGCATCGGGAAGATTCTTGAAGAGCAGAAGGCGTGGAGGGATTCTGTCGAAGGGTGCAATAAAGATTACGTGTTCCTCCAGCCGCGTGACCCATCACAGCCATTTTCTAAGCGTTCCCTGGACAAGCTAATAAAAATTTACAGCCCAGAGAACGCCGTGAAAGGTGTTAGGCATGATGATACGGTGAAGGGGAAAGAAGGTGCATTTAATACAATGTGCCGAAAATTCCTGAAGAGTAATGTTATCGCCACGATGAGAGATAAAGGTTATTCACGAAGTGATTCGAAGGAAATAAGCATATTGTGTATGCATCATTCTGACAAAGAATCAGACCCTATGGGTGAGTTTTATGATTTCTCCGACGAAATATTAAATGAAGAGATGGCACTGAAGCGGCTGGCCTTTGAGGCACATGAGACCAGTATACTCGCTCAGGTCGCTTTGTTAAGAAAGAAACGTTAATAAGCGCTTCTGCATTTAGCAATAAAAGCCAAAACATTTTTGCGCTCATATCGGACTACTTTATGTGTAAACCGAATGGGCGCTAAAATCTGCCGGTGACGGTGATTATTGTTCCAATCCCTCAAAGTTTTAGTAGTAACCCCTCCAATAAGTTTGCACACCTCTTCTGGGGTTAGCAAATCCAACTCTGTACCTTCTTTTTTATTATTCATGACCCCCCCTTGATTTAATCTTGCTGGTGGCCTGAAAACAGGCGCTGATAAATTGCGGAAACATACTTCGCCTGATGGATAGCATCGGCTAAGGCGTTGTGGCGCTCGCCGTCAAACGGCATATCACGCTTAGGATCAAAGCCAACTACGCGGCCAAGCTCAACGATCGTGCGCACGTCCCTGTCGTTGTACCACTCCCACGGCAACGGAACGCATTCACGCTGGTAAGACTCACGCAGGATCACGTTATCGAATACAGCGCCGTTCCCCCACACACGCATGCTACGAGGATTGGCGACATTGGCCCGGATAAACTTATTCAGGTCATATAACGCAGACAGCAACGACGGCGCACCGTCAACGCAGATAGCCGCGCGGGCTTCGCTGCTTTGCCTCATCCACCAAATAATCGTATCAGCGTCAGGTGTCGCTTTACCGGCCATAACGCTTTGCAGGTCTACGGCGGTGTAGAACTGCTCGCCAAGCTCGGCGCTGTGCGGGTTAAAAAGCACAGCGCCGATAGTCAAGATAGGGGCGCTGGGCTTCTTACCCAGCGTTTCAAGGTCAAGCATTAGGTGGTTCATCAACTATTCTCCAGGTAATAAAAAACCGCCCGTAGGCGGCAATATAATCATGAGTAAAATTTAAGCTTCTTTGACTTCAATACGGGTGGGGTGACATGTGTTTTCATAAATAGGCCCAGAGACATTATCGACAATATATTTTTTCCTCACACCATCACGAATAAGTGTTATTGTTTGTCCCGCACGAACCTCAAAGTCGATCTCATGTTCTTCTTCAATGCCGGTATCTTTAAAAATAACTTTCGCCATCACTTTATTTCCTACGTTGGATGAAATGCGGGGCTAGGGAACGGCTTGATAACATCGTGATAGCCAGTCCTAAGGTTGCCACCCCATGCCACAATTGCCTGTTTCATGTAACCATTTATGCCCGCACTCAGTACAAACATAGTAGCTTTCCTCGGTGCCACGACCATGCAGGCTTATGTATTCACCCTGTGCTTCAGGGATGTATCTCATACAATCTAAAGGCGGTTGACGTCGCCCTCTTGGCTGTTTTTCACATACTCGACATGTCATAATAACCCCACATAAAACAGTGAAGCGTATATGATAGCACGACATTTTTAATTTATTATAGCGTGGTTTTGATTAACTACTCTCCGACATGTTATTGCTGGCACCGGTGCGGTGGTTCCAACGCTCTATAGCATCGTCATGTTCACCAATCGGGCCACGGGATCCGCACGACAAGCAGAGGACTTGCCATCCGATAAGGCTGGAGCGGTGCTGCAGCTGCACGTTTCCATGTCCGTGCACACCGCAGAAAAGACATGGCTTCAGTTCATTTGCTGGCATCAGTACCTCCCTCTATTTATCAATTACGCAGTTGTAATCATTGTGGGTAAGCAACAGCCAATTATGGCCGTCGTCTTTTGAAAGTAAGCGCCAGCGTTTATTTACACGGAGGGTCAGGTATTTTTTGCCATAGGTTATTTTGGGGAATAATCGACCGGCACGGAACTGTTTTAATTTTTCCAGCGCCTTCGCGGTAATCCACAAAGGCGCATTGTTAAAGTTAACTTTACTCATCGCTGGTGGTGTTCATTTCAATAATAGATTTGATCTCAGCCCGCAGCACCCTGATGTTTTCCCATTTATCACATTGGATGTTTTCTACAAGGGAAATAAAATCTTTCATATTCATCACTGAGTTTTCCTGGTCACCTATAGTCTCAGTTGAAACGTCATATAACCGCTCATACATTGAGTCGATCACGTCAGCATTATCGAATTTGTTACTCAGCCAGGTGCGAAGCTCTTGAGCTTCCTGATGTTGGGTTATCAGCGCTTTGGCCTTATAAATTACCTCTGTTGGGACAATAACGGCTTCAGGATGTTCGAAAGAATCTGCCGCCCAAGTGTGAGCAAACTTCGATTCTTGGAATAGGAATTCATCTTTATCGCCAAAGGCTGCTGCTGCACATGCCCATACCTGTATACCACTCTGACTGATAATGTCGGCCTTAAGCAAAGGGAGCTGCTCATTATCAGGTAGAGCTGTTTCATTTGTAGTGGTGGTGCTGCTAGTGGTGGCAGGTGTATTTTCATGGCGATAATCATTAATTATCTTCATGACCTCGTCCTTAACGCCTTTAGCCAACATCAGCGAATCTGTATCGCCTTGAACGATTGGCACAGCATCAAACAGCAGCTCAAGCAATCGCCGGGCTTTCTTGGCGCTAAATTGTGGCTGAGCGACGCTCTTGGTGATTTTTGTCTTACCTGCATCCTCGGCCTTTTTCATTAAGCGCGCGGCTTCACGGTCGGCGTATACGCCATGCTCACGGTTAATTTGAATAGCCAGGGCATAGTTAATGGAACCAGATCGCACCAGGCTCTTTATGTATGGGCTACATTCCTGCAATTGCAGGTGCTGGAGGATATCGGACTCGGAGCGTTTAACTTTCTTTGCGATCTCCGCGTTAGTCCAGCCCTGATTTACCAGCCGCTGATAGGCCGCGCCACGTTCGATAGGGGTAAGTGCAAGACCTTGCGAACTGGTGACCATGAAGGCGATTTTATCGGCCTCAGTACCCACAAAATCCTTACACTCAAGACGCATTACCTCATGGCCAGCTTCACTTGCCAAAAGCGCACCGTGGAAGCGGTGGTGGCCGTCGATAACCTTCACGCCTTGCTCAGTCACTTCAACTGCCAGCGGTGGTATATATTCCCCCGCAATAAACGCATCCCTAAACTCTTCAACGTGCGCCTGATTTAATTCGCGAACGTTATAGCCGTCTTCAGCATAAATTTCACTGAGTGGAACCAGAAACGTTTTGCGAGTAGTGATATCCGAACCGATGCTTTCTTTTGCAGAATAACGCTGACTTAAAGTTGCCATAATTATCTTCCATTCTGAGGGGGTAAAAATGCTTCACTATGCGCCACACACAGTGGCGCATAAGACTGCACTTTATTTAATTGAGCCTTCATAAACCGGGATGTTTTCGAGCTGGTTTTCCAGGTCTACGACGATCTCAGTAAAAGCGTGCTCAACGATTTTTTTCGGTTCGATAAGTTCGTACCAAAGAGCTAAGCCGCCGTCTTTCAGGCGGTAGCGGATACGGGCTTCAACCTGGTAACGCACACCGTTGTGGAATGGTGCGATAGCCAGGCTGATTTTTTCCGGCAGGGAGGTGTTACCACTTCCTGATTTTTCATCGCTATAGCTCATTTGGAACGTGCCATCTTGCAGGCGACGCACCGATTTGAATTCAGCTTTGCGGGTTTCTTGGAACGCCAGCACCATTTCCAACAACGCCGTACCGGATGGGCCTTTGTAGTCATCGCTGACCGGCGCGATGTCTTGGATGTGGTTTTCGAGGAACTCGGCAAAGTCAGTCTGGTTCATCGCGCGCTTATCGCGTGCTGCCCATTCCTGCCATTCATCGGAATACGGACAGTCGTAGACTGCGCGATGTTTTGCCCACTCTGGTGAGTTTGCCGCAGAGTGGTAATCCAGCACGGCCTCAATGCGGGTTTCAGATTTGTCGGCGAAGATTGCAGTACGCGGATCAGCGAACTTTTGAACGTAGGCGATCAGCGAGGACGCCGAAATAAGACGTACCGCCTGACGAATCAGCGAAGGTTGAAGCTGAAAATGCTCGAGCGTTTTTACTTCATGGTTGTCAGGAACCACTGCTACCGGGATATCAGTTTTCGGCGTGAACGCGGTCAGTGCCAATTCCTGAATTTCGCGCACAGAGCCATTAGCGAGGCTTGCAAGTTCTTGCATGCTATTTTCCTTAATTAATATTAACGTTGCTGGCTAAATTAATTAGCCGTGGGCTTGCAGCTTAATCGGCGCTGCGGCGGGGGCTGTATCAATGACTTTCAAATCCATTTGCACTTGAGATGGATCATCACGCATTAAATCGCCATCGGCGGTTGAGAACATAATGGTGTCAGCCCGATCCAGTTCAGGAATGGATTTCTTGACGTTCGGGGTGATTTTCATCGTGTTTTCGTCGCGGCTGTTCAACATCTGGCAATTAAGGGTCAAAGTAACAGCGCCTTTCTTGCCGGTTTCACGAACCATTTTGATAACCTCGGCCAGCGCTTCGGTAAGCTCCTGGTCTAAGGTGCCTTTGTTGATATAAGCCAGCTGCTGGCTAAAGGGAGTGCATTTGCTTTCAGACATACTATTTCTCCTCGTCACATACAGAGAAGAACTCGGGCCGGGTGACGCCCTCCACGGTTAAATGGATGCCTGAATTCTTCTGTCTATGAAAAAGGGCGGCTCGCCTACGAACATTATCTTCATCCTCCTTTGGGTTGGTTGAAGCTCGGCGGCCGCCAAAGACTACACACAGCAAAGATTTAGAGCGGGTGGCCTTTCTGGAACAGGATTTTTACCAGACGGGCAAAGAAGGTGAGGCGAACGGCCTGCACGGATGGGACAACGCGCATACCGTCTACAACGATTGTGTTAGCATTGTGGTTGATCATGTTGAATCTCCTTCTACTGGTGAGTCTCCGGCGTTAACCGGCGATGTATGCGCAGCCCGCTATGGTTACAACCCATAGGCAAAGGCAAACAGCGACGCTGTAGGTCAGCGCCTTCCATCCGTTTAAGCTCATGATTGCCTCAGTGCGCCCCGCAGGTCGCGGTGGGTGTTATTTAGTTGCGGCCAATTTTCTTGCGTAACCCAGGAATCTCCGTGATTCTTCAGGCGTTATACCTTTCTCCGGCCATGCTGCTGCCTTAGCGTTGTTGCGCAGTGACCGACGTATCCTGCGGTAGTCAAATTTGCCAGATGGGCGACGCAGGCCGGAAAGGCGTTTTTCTGATTGCTGTAATTTCATCGTGTAACCCTCTGCTGTAGTGGTTTTATGCCTACCGCCCCACACTGGCAGCGGCAGGGTAAATCCACTCTTTCCTTAAAGAACGTTACCGGTCGATCCCTCTCGGGGCCGGGGAGTGATTGCATCGCTCACCCCGTGGCGTGTTGCCTGTTGGCCTCCTGCCGTTCCCGTAACGTTTGCGGCGGTGTTTTGCTGGTGGCGTTCCGGGTTGATGGGATGAGTATACGAATTGTATTTTTATCTTGCAATACGAAATGTATACATAAAATGCAGAAGTATACGTATCGTAGTGATTTTTATTGAAAAATTATTTGTGCAGAATTCGCCCTAGAGTGAGGGAGAGGGGTTTCTTTGAGGTAGGGAATCAGGAATTAAGAGAAAGCCCAGCATTGTGCCGGGCGTTGATTAAACCAAACGCATCATGGTTTGGATTGCAACTCCGATAATCTTGCAGTTGCCGTTGATCTCTTTCATCGGCCATGCAGGGTTCAGACCTTTAAGGTATTTTTGCCCGCCGTCGATGATGAGTTTTTTGAATGTGGCTTCATTGGCGTCAACCATCTTGGCTATAACGAGGCTACCATTGACGGCCTCACGACCCGTATCTATTAGGACTAATGTCCCTTCAGGGATACTGATCCCTGTTGGCGCTGTCATAGAGTCGCCATCGACACGTAGCCAGAACGCCTTACCGAAAACTTTTGCATCAGACTCGAACCATTCATCGATCTCATCGACGGTATACGGCTCCATTGCCTCAGCCCAAGCTCCCGCTTGAACCCAACTGATCAGCGGATACTCCCTGCCTTTTTTATAAGGCCCAGCAAATTTAACGTTTGAGGTTTCGGTGTGGTGCGAAGCTGGCTGAGAATTGCCAGGGTTAACAACAAAATCTTTCAAACCAATAAAATTCATTATGTTGGCGATGATTTCGATCCCTGGCTCCCTTCTGCCGTTTAGCCAGTGACTGACGGCACCTTTGGTAACCCCAAGGTGCTCTGCGAGTTGCTCTTGGCCAATGCGCGATTCCTTCATTTTGGCCTTGGCTGCTTCATACCATTTCATATTCATTCCTGAATTATACGGTTTGTATAGCCACTATCGAGACACAATTTGTATACTTCACTTGCGATTAATAAATACGATATGTATACTTCGTCGAAATAGGAGGCACCATGAACAACATACAAGTGATTCGCAAGCGCCTGGGAATTACGCAGTCAGAGCTGGCTCAACTTGCTGGATGCACGCCGGGTGCAATAGGCCATTACGAGGCCGGACGACGGAGCATGGATATACAAACTTGCCGCAGTTTCGTGGCGATTTTTAACAAGCTTGGCGAGCCTGTTGGGTTGGATGATGTTTTCCCCCCAACAAACCACCGTGAAACAAGCCCATCAATTTGATGGGGAAAGTATTACGCAATTTTCAAGGCTTAGTAACCACAGCCCGAGGAGTACAACTGTGTCACAGCAAAAAGCGCCGGACTGGCAGGCAGAAAAACAGCCTGAATGGGTGGTCAGTGTCGCCCGCAAAATTATCACTGGTCTGCCTGGTGGCTATGCTGAGGCTGCACAGTGGCTGGGGGTTACGGAAGACGCGCTGTTTAACCGTCTTCGCCCAAACAGCAACCAAATTTTCCCGATCGGCTGGCTCATGGTTTTACAGCAGGCTGGTGGCAATACCCACTTTGCCGACGCTGTATCCCGCCAGTCTCGCAGCGTGAACGTGCGTCTGCCCGAAGTTGAAGACGTCGATCGAGACGACATCAACGCCAAGCTGATGGAAGCGATTGAGTACATCGGCAAGCACTCCGAACTTGTCCGCAAATTTACCGAAGACGGCGAGATAGACGACGCCGAGCGTAAAGCGCTGGACGCCAATACCTACCGCCTGATCGCGACGTTCCAGGAGCACATCCTGTTGCTCTATAGCGTGTTCTGCCCGGCGGAAGTAACCCCAATCCACACAGCGAAGTGGCGCGCTCCTATGCCGTAGGGACTGCTGTATTTCACAACCGGAGGGTAAGCGTATGCAGCCTGCATCGTTTGTTCGAACCGCCATGCCTGCGGTGTATTGCCGCGAGGATGCCGCATGGATTCAAGACCAGCTCGGTAAGTTACCGCACGGGCAGCGCGGGAAGATTGCGCACGCCTACGAGGAGGCTTACCGCACAGCGTTTGACGCCGAGGAGGTTTCTTACCGGCAGGAGAACGCAGGCCGCAAAGCGGCTAACACGCGCCTGCGGCTGTACGTCGAGCGGTATTCGCGGGCAGGCCAGGGCATGACAACCGCGCCACCGCTGGTGGGGCAAAACAGGGTAGCGGCATGAATTTTTTAGCCGGTGTTTTTTTAAACGGGGGAGAGGGGAAGGGTAAGAGGGGGAAAGGGGGGTGATCGGGTTGGGGTGTGGGGGAAGGAACGGGCTTTACCAGAGAGAAGATCTTTAAGGGATCGAGTGTTTAAAAACGCCAAACGGACATTTAGACGGCTAGACGATTAAACGAGGAGATAACGATGACGCTTACAATCCAGCCACGCGAAAAACAGATAGTTGCACTGAACATGCTGCGCGCGGCGTGGAAACAGTACGCCTCGTTCATGATGTACGCCCCGGTCGGGTTCGGTAAAACCGCAATCGCGGCGCTGATCGCCAGCGGGTTCATCAGCCGCAACATGCGCATAATGTTTGTGGCCCCGTATACCGTCCTACTCGACCAGACCGCAACGCGTTTTATTGAGTACGGGTTGCCAGCCGAGGAAATCGGCTACATCTGGCGCGACCATCCGGCATATGACCCGAGCCGCCTTATTCAAATCGCATCAGCCGATACGCTGATCCGCCGCGACTTCCCCGACAACATCGATCTGCTGATCATCGATGAAGCCCACCTGAAGCGCAAAAAAATGCTGGAGTTCATCGACGAGCTGACCGCTAAAGGCGTGAAAGTGATCGGGTTGTCCGGTACTCCGTTCTCGGCTTGGCTGGGGACGTATTACCAGAAGCTGATCAAGCCGACGACGATGAAAGAGCTGATCGCTATCGGCGCGCTGAGCAAATACGAATTTTATGCCCCATCGCACCCAGACCTGAGCGACGTTAAGACGTCAGAGCAGGCGGGCTATGGCCGCGACTACAACGAAACGCAATCTGCAGAGGTAATGAGCGACCCGACGCTGGTGGGCGATATCGTTAAGAACTGGCTGGAGAACGGGGAAGATCGCCCGACCATCTGTTTTTGCGTCAACGTGGCACACGCAAATTACGTGACCGTTGAATTCAGCAAGGCGGGCGTGACCGTTGAAGTGATGACGGCGGCGACGCCACACGAAGACCGCCAGATGACGATCCGCCGGTTTGAGCAGGGCATCACGAAGATAATCATCAACGTCGGCGTGCTGGTGGCCGGTTTTGACAGCGATGTCCGCTGCATCATCTTCGCACGTCCGACCAAATCGGAAATGCGCTGGATTCAGATTCTTGGCCGCGGCCTGCGTCCCGCGTCTGGTAAAGACCACTGCCTCATCTTCGATCACACAGGCACAGTGCATAAGCTCGGCTATCCAGACGATATCGAATATGACTACCTGCCCGCCAGTTCTGACGGGATGGAGAAAACGCCAGCGCGCGTTGTTAAGACAGACCAGCCCGAACGCCTGCCGAAAGAATGCACCCAATGCCACTACGTGAAGCCGGTCGGCGTCTACATCTGCCCGAAATGTGGCTTCAAGCCGATCGCCGGTGAGGACGTAGAAACCGATAAGTCACGCGGCCTGAAAAAAGTGAAGCAAGCCAAGGAGGTTGTCACCAAAGAAGTGAAACAAGCCTGGTGGAGTCAAATCATCTACTACCAACGCATGCGCGCCGCCCAGGGCAAACCGGTAAGTGACGGCTGGTGCTCGCATGTCTACCGCAAAAAATTCGGGGTATGGCCGCAAGGGCTGTATCACGCACCGATGGCCATCACACCAGTGGTGAGCAATTTCATCAAATCAACGCAGATTGCCTACGCAAAATCTAAGCAAAACGAAGGGAAAGCCGCATGAATACCAAACAGGCAGCTATCGGCCATTGGCCGAAAATATTCGAGTTTTACGGCCTCCCCCCGGTAACTGGGAAAAAACATTTTAAGGGTGAATGCCCGCTGTGTGGCCGCAAGGGAAAATATCGTTGCGACGACAAGAACGGCACCGGCTCTTACATCTGCGCATGCGGCGCGGGTGACGGTTGGGCGCTGCTGACCGGGGCAACCGGCAAGGACTTTAAAACGCTGGCGGCAGAGGTCGATAAGCTGATTGGCCGCGTCTACTCGCCGGAAGAGGGTTATCAAGCTGGTGGCCCTTCATCTGGCATAGCCTCGCAACGCCAGCGCGTGAGCTGCAAGTTTGCATCGCTGACCAGCCTGAAAGGCACCGGCGCAGACCGTTACCTTAAGCTGCGCGGCATCACCAGCCTGCCACAGGACAACGTGCGCTACTGCGACCGGCAACGCGCAGCGGGTGGCGAATACCAATCCATCTATGCGCTGGCAACGGACGACAAAGGCGAGCTGTGCTACCTACACCGCACCCTGCTCGACGGGGACAAAAAAGCCACGGTAGCTGGCGCGCCGAAAAAGATGATGAAGCTACAGGAGGACAGCTATCTGGAGCACGCCAGCTCGGTCGCTATCCGCATGTTCCCGCCGTCCACCACGCTGGGCATCGCAGAGGGCATCGAAACCGCGCTGTCCTGCCATCAAATCACGCAATGCAACACCTGGGCGACGCTGAACACCACGTTCATGAAGAAATTCCGCGTACCGCGTGGAGTGCAACGCCTGATCATCTTTGCTGACGCAGACAAGAACGCATCCGGCCACGCTGCGGCGTTTGAGTGCGCCCGCGCCAATCTGCTGGCAAAGAACGATCTGCAACAAGTCTCAGTGCGCTGGCCGAAATCCGGCGACTTTAACGATCTGCTGCTTAACGGCTCAGAGGTCTACGAGTGGGTATTCCACCGCGAGGAAAACAATGAAAAAACCAACTAAGCCGAAGCAGTACAAGGCGAAAAAGTGCGCCCAATGCGGTGAAACGTTCACGCCGACGAAGTACCTGCAAAAAGTCTGTGGCCCGCTCTGCGCTATCGCATACCAGCGTGACGCACGTAAGCGTCTTGAGGAAAGGGAACGCAAGGACAAGCTGAAAATTCGCAAACTGGCCGTTAAGCCGCTGCGCTACTTCATCAACCAGGCGCAGACCGAATTTAACGCCTACATCCGCGAGCGCGACGCCGACGAGCCATGCATCAGCTGTGGACGCTACCACACCGGTCAATATCACGCCGGGCATTACCGCACAGTCGGGAGCCATCCGGAGCTGCGCTTTGATGAAGATAACTGCCACAAGCAGTGCTCGGTCTGTAACAACTTCAAATCCGCGAACCTGAGCGAATACCGCCCTAACCTGATCGCCAAGATAGGCCAGGCACGGTTTGACCGGTTAATGGGGCCACCGCCGAAAGTCGGCAAGCTGGGCCGCAGTGACTATGAGCGCATCCGCGACACGTATAAAGCCAAACGCAAGGCATTGAAGCAGGAGAAGGCAGCATGATGACCCCAAAACAGAAACGAGAAATTAAACACAACGCCTGGGCGACTGTTGCCGGTGTTCCTCGCAAGAAATACCTGGGTAAATACCAGCGCCTGACCCGGCTGCAAACATTGTGGATCACCTCGCTGTTGAACGCCTGGGGCGATATGTACGGCGGCAACACCGACGGGAAGTTGAAGTGCAGCGGCAGCAGCGGTGTATGGGGGCAAATCATGCCTGAGCAGTGGGACGACGAAAGCGCGGCGCGAATTGTGAAGGTGCTGGGCGACCTGCGCCAACTTGGGTATCGCGGGGAAGAGCAGTTGAAGAAGGCAACCACAATTCTTTGGCCGCACCGCTCGCTTGAGTCGATGCTGGTGGCTGCTGACGCTGGCGAGGAATGCGACTTCATGGAAAAAGCGGTGCTGGCGTCGATGAAGCACGATAACCCGGTCTACATCATCGGCAAGCTGTTCTACACGGGGCGGAACAATACGGTCTCTGTGCTGGGGCGCTATATGCAAAATCATTACGCCCCCTGGCTGACACGCGATCAGGTGGATGACCGCGTGCGCTGGTGCATTGAATTATTCAATTCTGCGGTGTTCGTCGCCGTTCGTGCGGCTATCTGCATCGAAAATGAAGAAAAATGCAAAAATAGCTTGAAAATAGCCAAAGAAACTGCATAATACAGGTATGCTTTCGCGAAGCTGTACCATCAAGCGATGCAACAAAATGACCCGCCACTGAGCGGGTTTTTTCTTGAGTAAAGGAAAGTGCTTGTTTAGCTGTGTCCCACACAAAAACGCACGATTATGCACCGAACATGCCGGGTACTTGCATTACCTTAATGGTAATATGCGGTAAACGTGCTTATATCTCCGCTTAAACGTAATGTAAATGGCAGGAAGTAGACGGTAAAATGAACCAGTTAGTCTTGCCTAACTATCGCCCGGGCTATTACAATACGTATAGGTAGCTAGACCAACATAAGCAGCTGCCTAGTCAAACTGAGATTGGAGGTAAGTATGTTTTGCGAAAAGAAAGTAGCCCAAATGGCTGCCTACCTGCTGCTGAAAAGCGGTGGGCGCATGGCTTATCTCAAATTGATGAAGCTTCTCTATCTATCTGATCGAGAATACCTCATCAAGTATGGCGATCTGATGAGTGGCGATAAATTTTACTCAATGAAACTTGGCCCAATACTATCTGAAACGTTAAACCTGATGCGTAATATAAACAAGGTTGGCGGGGATGAATGGGCGAAGTTTATCTCCAGCAAAGGCAATGACGTTCTGCTTCAACCTGGATTTGGTGAGCGTTTTGAATGGGAAGAAGAACTTGGAGAATTGAGTCGAGCTGACGTGAAAACGCTCGATAGCGTATTTGACAAATACGGGCATTACTACAAGTTCGACTTGGCAAACCTTACTCATCTTAAGGAAGTCTGTCCTGAATGGAGAGACCCAGGGAAGTCGCGCCTCCCGATCTATACAAAAGATATCCTTCTGTACTCAGGAAAAAGTGAGCTAGAAGCTGAAAATATTCTGAAGAATATGAGAGAATCAGAGCTTCTTAAAGGATTTAGCGCTCAACTGACATGACAGATGATTATCAGCCTTACCGGAGAGGTACAGTCTTAGCTGTTTCAGGGCCTTGCAAACACCTTCATGTTGTTTGCAATGACCCTGTTCATTATCCGATCAATGGTTGTCATTGCGTCTTAGTAGTAAATGTATCCAGTGTAAAATTTGGCGTTCCATACGATGACACTTGTATTCTAAATGTAGGTGATCACTCGTTCATAAAGCATGAAAGCTACATCGTCTATAAAGCAGCTGCTATCTGGCGATTAGATAACATTGATAGAAAATTAAATGAAGGTACGCTCAAAGCGTACAAAGATGATGTAAATGACCCCATTTTTCAGAGAATCCTCGATGGTTTCGACATCTCTGACCATGTGTCAATGGATAATCATCGATTCTGGAAAAAATATTGCAGATAGAGTCAGTCAGCTTAACACACCCGCCTAGCGCGGGTTTTTTTCTGGAAAAATTAAAGCGAAGCCTCATCCAACATTAACCGGTGTCCCAACTGAGGGGTTGTGTCGGCAGCGGGGTGATGGGGCTTCGCCTTAATGTTTGTGAAGTGGGCGGCGGAGAGGGTGGGGTAACACCCCGTCCGCCAGGTGCTCATGTCAATGGTCACAAGCGAACCTTTGCCCGTACTGCGAACAGCAGGACGAGCGTATCAACTAAGGGCGCTTATGATTTCAGAAACACGTCTTATCAACGCTGACACAACAGCGTATATCAAAACCCTGCCGGATAACTCCGTAGACCTGATAGCTACCGACCCGCCTTACTTCCGGGTTAAATCTTGCGATTGGGATAACCAGTGGAAGAACGAGGCCGAGTATCTCGCCTGGCTGGATGCGTTGCTGGTGGAATTCTGGCGGGTGCTGAAACCGAACGGTAGCCTTTACATGTTCTGCGGTAGCCGGTTGGCGTCCGATACTGAGCTGCTGGTGCGCCAACGTTTCGACGTACTGAGCCATATCGTTTGGGCCAAACCTTCTGGGGCATGGAAGCGACAGCACAAAGAAGGGTTACGGGCTTTCTTCCCATCGACTGAACGGATCATTTTCGCCGGTCACTATGCCGGGCCTCTACAACCGAAGGTAGACGGCTTCGCCGCGAAGTGTGGAGAGCTGAAACAGAACGTCTTTAAGCCGCTGATTGATTATTTCAGAACGGCCCGGCAATCCCTCGGCGTGTCAGCGAAAGAGATCAACGCGGCAACAAAAACGCAGATGTGCAGCCACTGGTTCTCAGAGAGCCAATGGCAGTTGCCAAGCGAAAAGCAGTATCAGGCGCTCCAGGCGTTATTTGACCGCATCGCAAAAGAGCGGCACCAGGCTGGTGGATTGAATCGGCCCCATCATGAGCTGGTGCGGGAATACCGGACGCTGAACCGCGAATATTTGGAATTGTGCCAGGAATACCGTTCGCTCCGCCGCCCATTCACGGTAACGGCAGCGGTTCCCTACACTGACGTTTGGCACTACCCGCCGGTGACCTTCTATCCTGGTAAACACCCATGCGAAAAGCCCGCCGAAATGATGGAACACATCATCAGCGCCAGCAGCCGCCCCGGTGATGTGGTGGCCGACTTCTTCATGGGTTCTGGCTCAACCATCAAGGCAGCTATCAGGCTGGGGCGTATCGGTCTGGGTGTAGAGCTGGAGGCTGAACGGTTCGAACAAACACAACGGGAGATATTCCCAGACAACTGAACGGCCCCGGCATTTGCTGGGGCTTTTTGTATCTAACGCCCGGCATCGGCTGAGCTAACACAGGAGATAACTCATGTCCGAACCGGTAACCAGTACCGCCGCAGGGACTTACATGATTGGCGGTATCACCATTGCTGGGCTGGTGGCGGGAGCAGATACGGGCGTAATCATCGGTGCTTTCGCAGGTGCTGTGATTTATGTCCTGTCGGCAGCTGATCTTTCAATCTGGCATCGTCTGGCGTCGTTCCTGGCATCGTTCATGATTGGCACGTTGGCGGCTGGGTTCGTCACTGACGCCATCAACTACTTGACCCCGGATGCTATTCACGCTGAAAGGCCGCTGGGTGCTGTAGTTGCTGCTGCTGTGGCGGTTCGCATCTTCATGTACATCAGCAAGCAGTCGGAAAATCCGGGGCAGTGGTTTAAGCGGCTGCGAGGAGGTAGTGGTGATGGCCAGTGAAATTATCCTGATTGTGAATGCGGTGGCCTGCACGGCTATCGCGTTGCGTCTGATGACATTTCGCAGGGCTGGTGGCACTCATCGGCCATTAGCCGCATGGGCGGCTTATTTCCTCATTATCGCGGCGGCGTCCGTACCAATCCGCATCCTGACCGGTGAGTACGTTTGCGCAGATTGGTCGGAGACATTCATCAATATCGCGTTTTGCGTCACGGTGCTGGCGGCACGCGGGAATGTCATGCACCTGGCTAAACCTTTCTTGAGATAGACCTATGACACAAAACGACTTTCAACGGGCGGCAGGTATCAGCGCCGGGTTGGCTGCGCGCTGGTATCCGCATCTGCTCGTAACGTTTGCAGAATTCGGCATCAACAAGCCGTTAGAGCAGGCGATGTTTATCGCGCAAATCGGCCATGAGTCGAACGGCTTCACGGCCAAGGTCGAATCATTCAACTACAGCGTTGATGGCCTGATCGCTACATTCGGCCCTAAATCGAAAGCCAAGCGGTTGACTGACTATCAGTGCCGGATGTTGGGGCGTACAGCCCAGCAGCCAGCCAAGCAGGAAGCTATTGCCAATCTGGTCTACGGCGGGCGAATGGGTAACAGCGCCAGCGGGGATGGTTGGAAGTATCGCGGACGCGGGCCTATGCAAACGACCGGCCTGAAAAACTACATGGCTTGCGGCCCGGCGCTGAAGCTTGACCTGGTTGGTCATCCAGAACTGCTGGAACAAGACCTGAACGGAATGCGTTCGGCTGGCTGGTACTGGAAAGCTAACGACTGTGGTCGCAACGCTGGTGATGTTGAGTTGACCACGCGGCGCATTAACGGCGGGACAAACGGCCTGCAAGACAGACGCGAACGCTTCGAACGTGCTTGCAAGGTGCTGTTATGAGCTGGCGCTGGTGGTGGGATGTAATCATCAAGGCGTGGCCTCTGCTGGTGGCGCTACTGGCCGCTGTGCTGGTGCTCTACACGCTTTCTCTGCGCGATGACCTGGATAAATCCAAAAGGGACAACGGCGCGCTGGTAGAAAAGCTGGACACCAAAGACGCGGCTCTGGTGGCGATGAAACAGGCTTCTGACGCTGACAGGCAAGCGAGCGCCGCGCAGTTGGAAAAAGAGCGGAAACTGAGAGGGAAGGCTGATGCAGAAAACAAAGCGTTACGCGAGGCTCTGGACGCGAGCGGCTGTAGCAACAAGCCTCTGCCTGGTGCTGCTCTCAACATCCTGCGCGGACAGGCCAAAGCCGCAGAGCACGCAGATGATTTACATCCTGCCGCCAGCGGTGCTGCTGCAACAGTGCGATGACGCGCCGTTCACCGGCACAACGTTCGGTGATGCAGTGACAGCGCTGCACGTCAAACAAGGCGAAATGAAGGTGTGCGCCTCACGCATGGAGGCGTTGATCAAGTGGGCGCAGAGCGCCGGGAGAGAGCAATGAGCAAGCAGTTTTACGAGCGCCGTAAGCGCTATTTAGAAGAGAAGCGCCGCCGCATGGAAGAGATGGAGGTCAGCAAGATTGTGCTGACTCAAGAGCAAATCAAAGAGCTGGCACGGTTCGCGGCTGAAGACGGTCAGCCGTCATACACCATTACGCATGGACTTATTGATGCGTACGAGGCGGATGATGGTAAGCACGTGCCGGAGTACAACGGCCTGATCGCCTACTCGGAGTCGGAAGAGCATGGCGTTCTGCAGTTGGCCTGACGGCATTACAGGTGGCCTTTGCGAGGGCCATCGATAATGCATAATAATCGTAGATGCAGCTTTTAGATTGCCATGTCGATAGCCTTTGTTACCATATTCTGATTATTTGGCTATCTATAGGGGCGAGGCTACATGAATCTTAAGCATGGTATTTTACTTTTATCCATGATCGCGTCTTGTTCTGCGTTTGCGTCGTCTTGGAAGGTTTCGTACCAAAACGATGAGATGCGAGGGACTTCTCAAAAGCTGGCTTATGCAACCTCTGACAATTTGGTGAATTTTGAGTTTCCATACAATGGTGGGTCACGTCTTGGGATAATGATTGCATCTGCAAACACCAAGTTAGGGGAAGGGGAAAAACCTGATGGCCTTCCTATCATCAGAGCAATGCTATTTATCGATAAAGGGCAGTTTCAATGCAACCCCTACAATGATTGTCATATCTCAGTTAAGTTCGATAATGGAGAAATACAATCATTCCCGATGGAAGAGGCTAGTGCCGGTAGAGCTGATGCCATCTTGGTATCAGATTCAGATGAGTTTATAAATAACCTTAAAAAACATAAAACGCTTATTATTGAAGCTGAATTTTATCGAGCAGGTAATAAGCAATTTAAATTCAATTTAGATGATTTCCCTGACCGATAATCTTGCAGTCATAAGCCCACCACTCGGTGGGTTTTTTGTTGGTGTCAAGCAATATCGCTCCCCATTCGAAACAAACCATCGATTAAATGAGAATTAATCTCATTTTTTGCGGGTCCCTTTGGCGGTTTTGAACACCGAGGGGGCGGCGACACGCGGAAAACGGCTAGTTTTTTGCATTTTATTGACATCATCATCATGTGTTCACGTAATTGTTTTCACTTGAAATTATTTTTTCAAGATGTCGAATCGTATAAAAAGTGTTCATCATCATGGATAAAGAATTGGAGAACGTCAGGCTGAACCTGAATCAGTTGGCGGCAATTACGGGATCGCATCGGCAAACCATCGCTGCACGCCTGAAAAACGTCGAGCCTGCCCCTGGCAGTAACGCCAAATTGAAGCTTTACACGCTGACAGATGTTCTGGCCGAGCTTGTGAAGTCCGCTCCGGTGGCTGATGTGGATCAAATGCTACCTCCTGACCGGAAAGCCTGGTTCCAGTCGGAACGTGAACGGCTCAAGTTTGAACAGGAAACTAATGAACTGATCCCAGCAGAAGAGGTTGCGCGCGAATTTTCTGCGATGGCAAAGGCGATGGTTCAGGTGTTGGAAACATTACCGGATATCTTGGAGCGTGATTGCGCGCTGCCACCGTCTGCCGTTTCTCGTGTGCAGTCTATTATCGATGACCTGCGCGATCAGATAGCGCTGAAGGTTATGAACGCTGATACAGAGATTGAGGAGGAAATGCCCGAGGAGGAGTAATGGTCGCACAGGCATCAGCTGCAGAAACCCGGCGGAATATGGCCGGTATTATTCAGGCTCCGCGCCGCATGCCGGTTGCCGAAGCTGTTGAAAAGTTTATGCGGGTGCCTATGGGCGCGGGCAACTCTGTTAAGTGGGACCCGAGCGTCGCGCCGTATGTGATTGAGCCGATGAACTGTCTGGCGTCACGTGAATACGACGCGGTGGTGTTTGTTGGCCCTGCGCGAACGGGTAAAACGATTGGCCTGATAGACGGCTGGATTGTTTACAACATCGTGTGCGATCCCTCCGATATGCTTGTCGTGCAAATTTCGGAAGAGAAAGCGCGGGAACACTCCAAAAAGCGCCTGGCGCGAACGTTCCGCGTGAGTCCGGAAGTGGCTGAGCGTCTCAGCCCTCGTCGCAATGATAACAACGTTCACGACCGGACCTTTCTGGCGGGGAACTATCTGAAACTTGGCTGGCCATCGGTCAATATCATGTCCTCGTCGGACTACAAATGCACCGCGCTGACAGATTATGACCGCATGCCGGAAGATATCGACGGCGAGGGCGACGGGTTCACGCTGGCGTCAAAACGTACCACAACGTTTATGAGTGCTGGCATGACGCTGGTAGAGAGTTCACCAGGTCGCGATATTCTGGATTCAAAGTGGCGACGCCGTTCAGAGCATGAGGCCCCGCCAACAACCGGCATTCTTTCCTTGTTCAACCGAGGCGATCGCCGCAAATGGTATTGGCGGTGCCCGCACTGCGGCGAATATTTCCAGCCCATCATGGAGGTGATGACCGGATACCGGGAAATTCCAGACCCGGTCAAGGCCAGCGAGTCTGCGCATATGTGTTGCCCTCACTGCAGCGGCACGATAACGGCAGATATGAAACGCACCTTGAACCAGTCAGGTGTGTGGTTGCGTGAAGGGGAGTCGATAGACGCCGAAGGCAATCGGACAGGCGAGCCTCGTCGCTCCCGTATTGCGTCGTTCTGGATGGAGGGGCCGGCGGCGGCATATCAGACCTGGTCACAGCTCGTCTACAAGCTGCTGACCGCTGAGCAGGATTACGAAACAACGGGATCTGAGGAAACGCTCAAGGCGGTCATCAATACCGACTGGGGCCGGCCGTATTTGCCGCGTTCAGCCTCTGAACAGCGCCGCAGTGACGAACTGCTGGCGCGCGTGGAGGATTACGGTAAACGCCTGGTTCCGCCAAAGGTCAGATTCCTGATCGCGGCGGTAGACGTGCAGGGCGGCAAGAATCGCCGCTTTGTGGTCCAGATTGCCGGCTATGGCGAAAATGGCGAGCGGTGGCTGGTGGACCGGTACAACATCAAGCAGTCGATGCGGTGTGATCCCGATACGGGTGAAGCGTTGCCGATCCATCCGGGGGCGTACCCGGAGGACTGGAACTTGCTGATAACTGACGTGCTCGACAAAACGTACCGACTGCAAAGCAACCAAGACAAGCGTATGCCAATCCTCGCTATGGCCGTAGACAGCGGCGGCGAAGATGGTGTGACCGACAACGCGTATAAATTCTGGCGTCAGTGCCGCCGCGATGGCGTGCATAAGCGGGTGTATCTCATCAAAGGGGATAGCGCCCGGCGTCAGAAAACCATTACAAAAATTCACCCGGACAACACAGACCGAAGCGACCGCCGGGCAGCTGCGCGCGGTGACGTTCCTGTCTACCTGTTGCAGACCGACACGCTGAAAGACCAGCTCAGCAATGCGCTGAGTCGTGAAGCGCCAGGGGCCGGGTATATTCACTTCCCGAATTGGTTGGGGGAATGGTTTTTTGACGAACTGACCTATGAAGAGCGTGGATCAGACGGCAAGTGGCGTAAGCCAGGGAAGGGCAATAACGAAGCCTTTGACCTTTTTTGCTATGTGCATGCCGTCGTGATGTTACGCCGTTACGAACGTATCAAGTGGGATGAGCCGCCAGCCTGGGCTGAGTCACAAGATACGAACCCCAATATTTTCAACGAGAACTCATCAAGGGAGGTCGTGTTGACGAAGAAAAAAACCAAGGCGGAACCGAAACAGACCACGCCTCAGCATACCTCTAGCGGATGGATGAACGGTGGCGGCATGGGGGGAGGGGGCTGGTTATGACGAAACAGGAAATTCGGGACATGGTGGTGCGTGTCAGGGGGTTCTACACGGACTCACTCGACGGTAAATCCGTATCCTTTACCGGCGTCAACGGCCGCACAATCACAAACCACGATCCGGCGGCGATGCGTGCAGAGCTGGAATATTGGGAAAATCGGCTGCGCAACGCGTCCTGTCGTGGCGGTGGGTATAAGCTCGTTAACTTCGTGTAGGTAACCCCATGGGATTGATAGAAAAGACACTCGGCATTGTGGCGCCAGGGTGGGCCTTGTCACGTGCGAAAAACCGTTACCAGCTGCGGGCGTATGAAGCAGCAAACGTGTCACGGCTGCAAAAATCCAAGCGCGAGGGGCGTTCTGCTGATTCTGCCGTGTTCGCGGCCGGTGTGTCGTTGCGTGAGCAGGCACGCTGGCTGGACGAGAACCACGACATTGTGATCGGCATACTCGACAAACTGGAAGAACGAGTCGTCGGGGCGCAGGGCATTCAGGTCGAGCCGCAGCCGTTGCGGACGGATGGCACGCTGCATGAGGAATGCGCGGAGCTGCTGGCTAAGCACTGGTCCGAATGGTCCGTTCGGCCAGAAGTCACCGGCATGTTTACGCGTGCCGAGGTTGAACGGCTGATCCTGCGTTCTGCACTTCGTGACGGCGAAGTGTTCTCGCAAATTGTGCGGGGGCCGGTATCAGGGCTGAAGCATGCCACAAACATCCAGCTATCGCTGGAGTGCCTTGAGGCTGACTTTGTGCCGATGAATCTGGGGAGCCTTGGCAGCGGGAATGTTCAGCAGGGCATTGAGGTTAATGCCTGGGGCCGGCCGGTGGCTTACCACGTCTATAAGGTACATCCAGCCAGCACGCTGCGTATGTCTACGGCGACCAAGCGGGTGCCTGCCGAAAACATGTTGCATCTGGCGATGCGCAAGCGGCTGCACCAACTGCGCGGGATCAGTCTGCTACACGGTGTGATCACCCGCCTGGCTGATATCAAGGATTACGAAGAGTCTGAACGTGTTGCCGCGCGTATCGCTGCTGCGTTGAGCTTCTATATCAAGCGTGGCGATGGGGCGGCAGGTGATGAGGGGGAGTATTCGGAGCCAGGCACTGCGCGTAACTTTGACATTGCGCCGGGCATGATCTTCGACGAATTGCGCCCCGGTGAGGATTTGGGGATGGTTGAGTCAAACCGGCCCAATGTGCACCTTTCTGAATACCGTAACGGCCAGCTCCGCGCCGTTGCCGGCGGTACACGCAGCGGTTACTCCAGTATTTCCCGTGACTATAACGGCAGTTATTCCAGCCAGCGTCAGGAGCTGGTGGAAGGGTTCGAGGGCTACAACGTCCTGCAGAACTGGTTTGTCGGTCAATACAGCCGTCCGGTTTACCGTGCCTGGGTAGATATGCTGCGCCTGTCGAAAATCCGCCTTCCCGACGATGTGGATATGTCCTCGCTATACAACGCGCTCTATCTGGGGCCGGTAATGCCGTGGATTGATCCGGTGAAAGAGGCTGAATCGTGGAAAACCATCGTACGTGGTGGGGCTGGCACCGAGGCTGAATGGGTACGCGCGCGCGGCAAGTCTCCGCAGGAGATTAAACGCCAGCGTGTGCGAGAAGTTGAATTTAACCGCGATCACGGTCTGGTGCTGGACTCTGACGCAGCCAACGACTCAGGAGCGAAAGCGAATGAAACAAAAAAATCCGGGGTGGATGACCCCGAAAGCAAGTCTTAGCGGTATCGACGCGGTGAATACCGAAACCTGGTATGAAATCCGTGCCGCGCTGGGCCGCCCGGGACAGGTAGAAATCTATCTCTATGAAGAGATCGGCCGCTGGGGTATTTCGGCGCAATCCTTTATCAACGATTGCCGCGACGCCGGCGTGTTCGAGGCCTCAAACGTCGAGCTGCACATCCACAGCCCCGGCGGGGATGTGATGCATGGGTTCGCCATTTACAACACCCTGCAGCGACTGACCGGGCAGGTCGATATCTATATCGACGGCCTGGCGGCAAGCATGGCCTCGGTTATCGCCTGCCTACCGAATGCCACGGTACATATGCCTTCCAATGCCTGGATCATGATCCACAAGCCGTGGGGCGGCATGGCAGGGGATTCTGACGAAATGCGCGATTATGCCAATTTCCTCGATCGTAACGAGGAGATGATGCTGGCGGCGTACATGTCGAAAACCGGTCTGTCGCGGGAGGACATCGCAGCGTTATTGAAGGCCGAAACCTGGATGGATGGTGCGGAGGCGGTTGCTAAAGGCTTCGCTGATGTGCTGGAAGAACCACTCGATGCAGCCGCATCGCTTAATCAAAACAAACTGAAGGATTATCACAATATGCCACAAGCAGCTAATCACCTCTTCGGCGCACGTGCGCAGACATCGGCACCTAATGCGCAAAATCCACAGACCCCGGCGCCGGTATCTCAGCCGGCTCCTGCACCATCCACGCCGGCCGCGCAGGTTCCACAAATCGATGTGGTGGCACTGGCGGCGCAGCTGCAGCGGACACTGCAGGCCAACAACACGGCACGCATCACGGATGTGAATGCCGTCTTTGAAGGTTTTCCTCAGTTGGCCGCGCTGCGCACCGAGTGCATCAACGACATGAGCTGCGATGCGAACATGGCGAAAGATCGTCTACTGGCTAAGCTGGCGGAAGGCACTACGCCGAGCATTGGCGCCAGTGCCGCGCATATCCATGCCGGCAACGGTAACCTGGTCGGTGATTCGGTCCGCGCCTCGGTCATGAGCCGTGCTGGTCATGCGCAGGCGGAAAAAGACAACCCTTATCAGGGGATGACGCTGCGTGAACTGGCGCGTGCCTCGCTGGTTGATCGTGGCATTGGCGTCGCCGGCATGTCTGGTCAGGGTGTGGTCGGTCTGGCATTTACCCATTCAAGTTCTGACTTTGGCAATATTCTGATGGATGTGGCCCATAAATCTACGCTGTTAGGGTGGGAAGAGGCGAATGAAACCTTTGACCGCTGGACGCGTAAAGGCACGCTGACCGACTTTAAAACCGCGCACCGCGTTGGTTTGGGTGCTCTGGACAAGTTGCGTGAAGTGAAGCCGGGTGCGGAATACAAATACATTACGGTCGGTGACAAAGGGGAGCCGATCGCCCTGGCAACCTATGGTGAACTGTTCAGCATTGACCGCCAGACCATCATTAACGATGACATGGACATGTTGACGCGTATTCCTGCAATGATGGGCGGCGCTGCACGTTACACCGTCGGCGAGCTGGTCTGGGCGGTGCTGACCAGCAACCAGAAGATGAGCGACGGGAAATCCCTGTTCAGTGCGGATCACAATAACCTAGTGAACCAGCCGCTCACGATTGACGGGCTGGATAAAGCCCGCCAGGCGATGCTGCTGCAGACCAACGGCAAGCGTAAGCTTAACATTCGTCCGGCCTATATGCTGACGCCGGTGGCGCTGGAGTCGAAAGCCAATCAGCTGATCCGCTCTGCCAGCGTGCCCGGCGCCGATGCCAACAGCGGCATTAACAACCCGATCCAGAACTTTGTGGAAGTTATCTCCGAAGCACGTTTGGATGATAACAGCGCGGAAGCATGGTATCTGACGGCAGCGCAAGGCAAAGACACGATCGAAGTGGCGTATCTGGATGGCATTGATACACCGTATCTGGAACAGCAGCAGGGCTTCACCATTGATGGTGCGGCGTTCAAGGTACGCATCGACGCCGGCGTTGCGCCGATGGATTGGCGTGGTCTGGTGAAGTCTACCGGCAAAGCCTGATAAACCGCCTGATATGGCGGTTTTTTTATGTCCGTGGGTGGCGTCGCCACCCATTCTACTTTCTGGAGAAAATCATTATGGCAAAGAATTTACAGCAGGACGGTACCACGCTGGATTACGAGAATACATCGGCAAAACTGATTGAGTCCGGTCAGCCGGTGGCTGTCGGTGGCATTGTCGGTGTTGCACATGCCGATATCCCAGCAGGGTCGTGGGGCGTGTTGCATACCGTCGGGGTATTTGTTCTGCCCAAAGTAGCGGATGAAACCTGGGCGGTGGGTGACAAGGTTTATCTGGATGCCACTGGCGCGCTGACGGCAAAAGCCACCGACGGCGCAGAAGCTACTGCAGCGCTCCCCCTGGCCGGCTCGGCATGGAGCGCCGGCGAAGCAGGACAGGAAGACGCGCCGGTGCGGCTGGGTTTCTAAATGAATCGGTTCACGGAAAGGATGCAGCGTGCTGATCGTCGTGTGGACCGCTATTTCGCCGAAGACCCCTCGGTGGTTTTAGTCATTGAGGGGCAAGCCCGCCCGGTAGTCGCAATTTTTGAAAGCCCGGATGATATGGCCCTGGTGCAGGGCGGCGGTGAAATTCAGGATCATGCGCCAGCTATCAGCGTGTACACGGCTGACATTATTGGACTTGAAAAAAAATGCCAGGCGTTGATCGGCGTGGCCAGCTATTGGGTGACGCATATCGGTGCTGATGAAGCGGGCAGAACGCGGGTGAAGCTTGCCAGAGGCGTCCCTGGGAAAGATGTGGACCCCATTAAATGGAGTAAGTAACGATGGCCAGGACTACGCGGTTACGCCGTGATCTCCCGATCGATATCGACACCCTGGTTCTGCGTAATATTGCCCTGGCCGTCGGGGCAACGCACAAGCAGTACATGACCGCGTATTCCCGAGCGCTGAAGCGAACCGCCGCCACCATGCGCAAACGGGCCATGGCGGATATCAAGGATGGGCTGGCACCGCGCAGTATGGCGATGGTGAGAAAGCGCCTGCTTTCCTTTCGTGTTTCTCGTGGATCGTTGCTGGACGAAGGGCGCTTATGGTTCGGTTTGAATGCGATCAAGGTCAAGGACTTGAAGGGGCGTATTAACGGCCGTATGCGTCCTCATCATACCCGGCGTGACCCGAAAACCGGACGTTATGCCCCGTCGCGGCGGCGGGCAAACTCTGTGGGCTTTGAACCGCGCGGCAACCTGTTGTCAGCCAAAACGTTTGAGAATGGTGAGATTGGGCGGAGCAAACGTGAAGGACGCCGGACGGTGCTGATCCGTGATCCGGCGACGCGGCGTACCCGTGAAGCAGAAGTCGATATTTATGCGCCGATGCTGGATTACATCGAAGACAACGCGTTTGCGGATGTTGTTGAAATATTCCTGCACCACTTTGAAACCGATATTCGGGGCAGGGTAAAGGCGCGGGTTAATGTGAACAGCTGGAGGAAGTAAGTGGCCAAGCCTATTTTAATGCCGACCTATCATGATGCGGTCATTGAGGCGTTGCGGTCGCTATCGTGGGTAAATAATGCCGATGACTACCCGGAGCAGGCAACGCAGATCACCACGCCGGCCGTGTTCTTTTCGATCATGGGCTGGGAACAGTCGCCGAGCAGTGACGGGCAGCTCAATGTTGAATTTGAGTGTGATTTGTTTGTGGTGATCGACAAGGCCAGCAACACCATTGATAAACCACAAATTTATGCCCGCTCGGCGGCGGCGGATATCAGCCAGTGGATCAACGGACAAACCTTCGGGCTTGAAGGGCTGCAGCCGGCTGCGTTCATCAGTGCGGGACCGGACAGATTCGATCCTGCCATGGATGAATATATCGTCTGGCGCATCACCTATAGCCAGTCTGCCGCCATGGGTGAAGACCCGTTCGAATCGGTTGCCGGTCCGCTGCGTGAAGTCTGGTTGGGGGCGGCGCCGGATATTGGTGCTGCGCACATTAATGATTATCAGCTTATCTACAAGCGCAAGGAGGAATGATGTCACAGGATATTGGGGACCTTGCCCGGCGCGTGGCCAACATGATCCGCCGTGGCGTCGTTCAGGCGGTTAAGCATGGCCCGCAGCCGCAATGTCGGGTAGAGATAGGCGACATTACCACGACCTGGTTGCCGATCTGCCAGCCATCATCCAGCGCCAACAGGGCAGACTCTAACCCGATTGCCGTGGGGGATGCCGTTACCGTCATCAGCGAAGCCGGCGACCTGAATAACGGCCGGGTGTTCCCCGGTTGGAACACGGGCAAAATGCCAGTCCCGGACGGGAGCGATAGCGAGCATGTCACCCGATACAGTGACGGCACGGAAATCCGTTATGACCGTGCCGCCCATGCCCTGAAAATCATTATTGCCGAGGGTGGTACATATGAGATTGAGGGCAAGGGAACGCTGCGCGGCCCGGTGGAGATCACTGACACTCTGACGGTTCAGGGTATCACGCAGATCAATGCCAATATAGGTGTTGAAGGAGACTTGTCCGTCAGTGGCCAGATATCGGATGGCAAGAGCACGCTGGAGCGAGTGAGGGAGGTTTATAACAACCACGCTCACCCAGGAGACAGCGGCGGCACGACAGGTGAGCCAAACAGCAAGATGTGACCCGCGATTGCGCGGGTTTTTTATTATGGGGGTAATCATGCACGGTGTTAATGCCGGCAACGGCAAGCGGCTCTCCGGCACTGAGCATTTACGGCAATCTGTCATTGACATCCTCACCACGCCGATCGGCTCGCGTGTGCTGCGCCGTGATTACGGGAGCGAGCTGGTTGATCTGGTCGATAACCCACAGGACGAAAGCAACCGCATCCGTATTATAGCGGCGACGGCCGGCGCCCTGGCCCGCTGGGAGCCACGTATTCGCGTTTCGTCGGTGCAGGTGGCGTTTGTTACCCACGGTCATTTTGACCTCACCATCGTTGGCACGGATATAGAGAGCAGCCAGCCGATCACGTTGACGGAGATAAGCATTAATGGCGACGAATTCAGCAACAATTAACCTTTCCGAGCTGCCGGTGCCGGATGCGGTGAAAGTCCCTGACGCCGGTCTGATTTTTGAAGGATGGTTAAACCGTCTGCGCGGGCTTGACCCGGTCTATGATGCGTTGCTGCCCTCTGATCCGGTTTACAAACAGGGCGAGGTTCTGGCCTATCACTCCACGCTGTTACGCGTGGCGATGAATGACTCCATCCGCGCCGTGCTGCTGGCCAGTGCAAACGGCACTGACCTTGACCAGATTGGCGCAAACTTTGACGTGGCGCGGCTACTGATAAACCCGGGCGATCCGAATGCGGTGCCGCCGGTTGAGCCGGTTTATGAAGATGATGACGCGTTCCGCACACGCATCCAGCTGGCCTGGTCACGACTCAGCACCGCCGGTGCAGAGAACGCCTACACCTTCTTTGCCGCTTCTGCAGACCCCTCTATTTTGGATGTTCGCGCCTATGGACCGCTGGATCATGGCCGGCGCGGCGAGGTAGATATTTACGTGCTGTCCCGTGATAACGATGGTAACCCCACGGCGGTGGTGTTGGAAAAGGTCAATCAGGCAGTTAATGCGAAGGACGTCCGGCCCATGACCGACTTTGTCACCGTGAAGTCGGCGGCAATGGTGAAGTTCGTGGTAACGGCAGATATCTACATCCCCTCCGGCCCGGATATCGACACGGTGATGAGTGCATCACGGCGGGCGCTGGAAACCTACCTCGAACAGACACACCGGATCGGAAGCCGCGTATCACGTTCGGGAATTGACCGGGCGCTGCATCAGCCTGGTGTGGTCACGGTTAAGCTGGCCTCGCCGGTCGATGATCTGTTGATGGATATCGGTCAGGCGCCGCTTTGCACGGAAATCACGCTGAAAAAGGTGATCGTCAATGTCGATACATAAAACGTTATTGCCTCCTAATGCGCTGCCCGCTGAGCGGGCGCTGGAAGAGGCAACCACGACAGAGGTGCTGTCGATCCCCGACCTCATCCGCGCCGTAAAGAATCCCGACACGTGCCCGGCTGAGCTGCTTCCCTGGCTGGCATGGGAATTCAGCGTCGATACCTGGTTGCCTGAGTGGAGCGAGGAACAAAAGCGCGCAGCTATACGGAGTGCTACCTATATTCACCGGCACCGGGGAACGCGTGGGGCGATAGAAACGGCGCTGGAGGGATTGCCCTTCAACTACAAGTTAATCGAGTGGTTTGAACAGGCTCCGCGTGGGGAACCCTACACCTTTTCGCTGCTGGTGGAGCAAGCCGGTAACCCGGTGAACGAACAGCATATTCAGGATTTCAAGAACGCGGTGATGCGCAGTAAAAACCTGCGTTCGTGGTTCGACATGTCCTTTCAAAATGCTACACAAGGCACCGCATACTCGGCCTCCTACATGGTGGCGTCTGAGATAACCAGTTACGGGAGTTAAATTAATGAGTGGTCTTATTCTGACGACTGCCGGCGCTGCTGCGATTGAGGCCGCTTACCAGGCGGGAACCGTCGTTAAAATTACGCTGGCGGCGTTTGGTGATGGTGGCGGCAAACCAATAACCCCGAACCCCGGCGCGACGGCATTGGTGAACAAGTTCGGCGATGCACCCTTCACCGGCGGGGCATCAACGGAAGGAATGATTAGCGGTCAGACCGTTATCGAAGCGAGGAAATATCCTGGCAAAGTTCTGCGAGAAGTGGGGCTGGTAAGTGCTGACGGTGTGCTGGTGGCCTACGGTGATTACCCGGACACGGTATTACCGGCTGACGGTGCGCCGGTGATGAAAGAGATCATCATTAACTTCGTGATGACGCTGACGCATGCTGAAAGCGTGGTGATTGAGGTTGATCCCAATGTATCGGCATTAACCATTTCAGAAGCGGACAAGCGGTATGTAAAAAAATCCGGTGATGTTATGTCTGGTAAATTACATGTCCAAAATGATATCGCAGTCGATGGCGAAGTGAGCATTGGTGGAGCACTTGGCGCCAACACGCTATCCATTGCCAAAACAGCAACAATTGGCACATTGAGAGTCAGTGATGAAGTTTATGTCGGCGAAGCTCCATTGATGCCAGTAGGTGCGCCGATCCCCTGGCCGTTAAGTTCACCCCCACCCGGTCATACATTTCTACTGGGGCAAGGATTTGATAAAGCGATTTATACGCGCCTTGCGCAAGCTTATCCGTCCGGCGTGCTTCCTGATATGCGGAGTATGACGATTAAAGGTAAACCAGACAACCGCGAGCCGCTGACCTTTGAAGCCGACGGCAACAAATACCACGGGCATGGACTGGAGATTGACGGCACTGACCTGGGCACCAAGCAGACGACCGCAAACGGTGCGTATCAGTTGAAGCTGCGTTCGTATCGTTCCAACACCTCATTGGATGGCGGTGACAGCTCACGCCACAGTATTGACCAAGACTGGGGCTTTACCGATTTTGGCCTGATCGAGCGCATCCCCGACCATGTTCACGATGTTCCCATCGGGTGGCACGGACACACCGGGCGTGTTAATCCGGACGGTAATGCAGAGACAACGGTCAAAAACATTGCATTTAACTACATTGTGAGGCTTGCATAATGAGCAAGAATTTTGAGTTTTCCGCAGCCCCGCGCTGGCTGTGGATTTACAATTTCGACGAGAACAACGTTTTCACCGGCACCCTGAATTTTTATGTCGCGCCACACACCGGACTACCAGCCAACTGCACGACAACGAAGTGCGCTCCGAAAACCGGTCAGGCTGGCGTCTGGAATGATGGGCAATGGCAGTATGTTAATGATTACCGAGGCTCTCCGTACTGGGATGCACAAGCGAATAAACACCTGATGTTTGAGGTCGGCCCTTTGCCTGACGGTTGTACGTTTACGCCGCCGAATACACCGTATGACACGTGGGACGGTGAGAAATGGGTAACGGATGAAGCCAAGGCGCAGAGTGAGCAGCTTCAAATTGCAAAGAATGAACTGGCGCAACGTAGCACTGAAGCCGCTGAAGCCATTGCACCGCTGCAGGACGCGGTAGAGTTCGGCGACGCGACAGAGGTTGAGCAGGAATCCCTGAAAGAGTGGAAAAAATACCGGTTGGCGCTAAGCCGCATCGATGTTAATGAGGCGCCGGATATCACCTGGCCAACCCGACCAACCCCCATTAAACAATGACCCGCCACTGAGCGGGTTTTTTTATGCCTGGAGGATACTATGGCCGAATTGCACGGCGTAGAAACAATTGAACTGACAAATGGGACGGTTGCCGTTACCACGATCCAGACTGCGGTTATCGGCCTGGTCGGCACAGCCCCGGACGCATCACCGGGAACCAAGGCACAGGCCGTCACCGGGACTGCGCTGCTGAATAATGAACTGACGTTCTCGGCTTCGCAGCCGGGGCGGGCGGGTAATCAGCTCCGCGTTACCGCTGTTGCGGCGCCCGCCGGCAGTAAAACGAGCGCCACCTATGCGGTGGGCGTGCTGGAAATTTTGCTGGCCAGCGATGCCGAAGGCAAACTCACCGCCACCGCTCAAGAGGTGTCCGACGCGGTTCTGGCACTGACTGACAGCCTGGTCACCGTATTACCGGGTGCCGGCATCGGCAAGGTTAGCCCGTTTAGCGTGGTGCTGTCCGGCGGGCAGGATGAGCCCTTTCCCCTCAATACACCAGTAGCTATTGTCGGCAGTACGCAGATGCGGGCGCTGGGCAGTGCGGGGACTATCCCGCCGGCCGTGCAAGAGATTGCCGACCAGACCAATGCACTGATCGTCATTGTGCGCGTTGAAAATAACGAAAAATCGGTGACGATATCTACCGAAGATAAAGAGCCAATCACCGGCGAAGATGAACAGCGCCTGCTGTCTGACCAGATTTTCAATGTCGATATCCGCGCGAATATCCTGGCGGGGATCAACGCCTGGTCATCCAGTGAGTCGGTCAACGGTTATCGCCCTCGCATTTTGATTGCGCCGGGGTTCAGTGAAGATGACGGTATCGGTAAAGGGCTGGAAACGGCGGCCGAAAAACTCCGCGCGGTGGCGTATCTGGACTGCGCTTCGATGGCAACCTTACCGGAAGTGGTGCAGCGCCGGCAGATGTACGGTGGTCGCGTCGAACTGTTGCGGCCACGCGTGCAAAAAGTGAATGCCAGCGGCGAGTTGGAGTTCCGGCCATATTCCGCTTTTGCGGCCGGCCTGCGAGCGCGCATTGATCTGGAGAAAGGCTGGTGGTGGAGCAAGTCCAATCAGAACATCAACAGCATTCTCGGCCTGGAGCAAGTTGACGAGTTTATTCTCGGTGATCCGAACTGTGAAGCGAACCTGCTGAATATGCAGAACGTCAGCACCATCATCCGCCGCACGGGATACAAGCATTGGGGCAACCGCCTTTGCATCGATCATCCACAATGGCGTTTCGAGTCGGTACGCCGCACTGCAGACGTTATCGAAGACAGTATCCAGAACACGGTCATGATTTATAACGACCGGCCGCTGGATAAAGAGACGGCTGATGACATTCTCGGCACGGTGAACGCATACCTGCGCCAGCTTGTTGGCCTGGGCGCCATCTTTGGCGGAACCGCGTGGCTGGACGAAGAACTGAACACAGCAGAGTCCCTGGCTGCTGGTGTGCTGTATATCAACTATGACTTCGGGCCGAAGTCACCGACCGAGCGCATCACTATGCGTGTGCGCATCAATAATGATTATGCCGTTGAGGAGATGACCGCACAATGAGCGCAAAAAATACGTTACGGGCATGGACCATTTTTGCCGGTGGCTTCCGTGTCGCCGGCGCGCATGAGTTTACGCCGCCGGAGCTGTCCATTGTCACCACCCAACTGCGCACCGGTGCCCAGGATGCTCCGACGCCGCTGGATGACGGTATGGAGGCGCTGACGTGCTCTATCAAGTTCTGGGGCATTGATACCGATGTGCTGAGCCGCTTTGGCTTTATTTCCGGTCAGCGTCCGCGCTTTATGGCGTATCAGGGCTACCTGAGCAACGGCCGGGCGATCGGCACCATTGAAGAGATTGAAGGGTTTGTCTCAAAGATCACACCGGATGCGCGGGGCAATGAAAACATGGGGGAAACGGCGATCACAGTTGAGATTGCGATGAGCTATTACAAGCAGACGCGCGACGGTATAGAGCTGTTTGAAATCGACACCGAGCGTTTTATCCGCCGTGTTAACGGCTTGGATCAGCTGGGCGGTCTGCGCAGTAAAATCCGTATCTAATCCCCCATTCAACGACTATGAGGCGGCCTTTGTGCCGCTTTTTTTATTGGAGCAACACCATGAATTACCCAGGCAGCAACGTAGAAATCAAACTGTATTCCCCGCTGACGCTGGCCGATGGCAGCAAGCTTGAAAAAGTCACGATGCGCGAACCGCTGGTGCGTGACCGCATCGAGTATGTCAAACGCCCGGGGAGCGATGCAGAAAAGGAAATCGGCATGCTGGCCGATCTGTGCGGCATGAATGTTGAGGATGTCTATCAGCTTACCGCTGCTGACTACTACCAGCTTGAGGCGGCCTGGAACAATTTTTTGCTGCCTCCAGGGGAGCGTCAGAAGAAGACATCAGACAAGCCTTGAGGCTGGTTGGCCGCACCCTGAATTACGGTATGGGAGACTGGCTCTCCATGCCGTTTTCCGCCTTTTACGACTTTGTTAAAGACGAATGTGAGCGGGTGAGTAAATGAGCAGCATAAGTCAAAAACTGAAAGCCGTCATAACGTTTGGCGGCAACATCGACGGCAGCTGGGGCCGTTCGACGGACGGGCTTAACAAAGGGCTTAAAACCGTCGAGAAACAATCCGAACACCTCGCCAAGCAGCAGAAGGCATTGGCTGATCGGATGAAGCAAACCAAGCTGGCCGGCAAGGATGTCAGCGCCCTGAAGCGTGATTACGACACCGTGACTCGCTCTATCAAACGGACGGAGCAGGAGCAGGAGTCGCTGAACCGCAGCCTGCAGCGCGCTGAACGTTTTCGACGGGCGGGTGCCGTGGGGCGTGGTTTTATTGGCCGGGCAGGTCGAACGCTTGGCGCCGGGTTGGGGATTGCCGCCGCTGGCGGGTTAATCGGTGCGGGGATCGGCGCAGTCATGTCTCCCGTTCGTTCCAATGCAGAAACCGCCGAGTCATACGGCATTGCACGCAGCTACGGTGTGAACATCGATACGTTTAATGCCTGGCAGAGCCTCGGTAAGCAGATGGGACTTAACGGGGAGAACTTTGGCGACCTGTTTGAGGAATATCGCAATAAGGTCTCTGATTTTAAGAAGGACCCGACGAAAGGCGCCATCGCAGAGAACTTCCCATTGCTGGGGTTCAAGGCTGGCGATATGTACGGCAAAAGCAATGAAGACCAGGTGTCGAGCATTTTTGAACGTCTGCTGAAGCTGGATAACGAACAGCTGGCGGCCGGTTACGCGGATTCCATTTTTGGCGGTGAAGCCAACAAAATTCTGACCTACATGCGCCTGACCGGAAAAAGTTATCGCGATCTGATGGACGAGCAGAAGCGGTACAACCTGGTGACCCGTGACGGCGCCGAAGGAGCGATGCGCAGCAACATCGCGTTCAGCAACTTGCGAACGGTCTGGAGCAGTTCTGTGGACCAGGTCGCCGGTAAACTGGGCGGCGATCTGGCCCCGATGGTCACGAAGCTGGCCGATGAGCTGTCAGACTGGTTCAAGAACGGTGGTATAGAGGTGATTTCTACGACCATTCGTAATTCCTGGATACCGGCGCTGATTGAGTTCGGCAACGGGCTGATCACTTTCAGCAAAGTGGCCGTAAACATTGCGAAGTGGCTGGGGCAGTTTGTGCCTGATGAGGCCGACAACAAGAAAACCGTGCTGCGCTCGTTGGCTTATAACGGCTCCACGGAAATAGCCAGGCAGACGGCCGATCGTTATGGGTTGGGGGAGTGGTTTGATCAGCAGGTTGCCGCTAACCCGAACCTGGCTAAACAAGCCATTGCTGCAAATACAGAAAGCACGAGTTTCTTCGGTATGTTTAAGGATGGTAAGGCTTTCGACAAGCGCATTGATGCCTTATATGAAAACACCGTAGGGAATGACTCCGGTGATCCGGTCATCAATAAGTTCTCAGAAATGATGGCGAATGTTGGCCTAACCGATAAGAAAGCCCTTCCCAGTGTCACCGACAACCGCCGGAATAATATCTATATGACCGTCAACGGATCGCCGGGGCAGGATGCCAAAAGTATCGCTGATAACGCGATAACGCAAATCGGCAAGCTGGACGTATTCAACGGGAACAATGCGATGTATGACGCGCCTGGAGGCTGGAGCGGATGAGCGATATCGACATCATCGGAACGATAACCGGCGCGTACAGTTACAACGCGCCGAATGGGCGCCCGGCAGAAAATGCCAAGATCATGATGATGCTGGGTGACTTTGAATTCTCCATCGACACTGCAGCTTATAACCAGCTTACGCGGGAGGCGCGTTGGCGCTGGCAGGAACAGGAGCGCATAGGTAAGCAGGACCTGCTGCAGTACACGGGCAAGGAAGCCCGCAGCGTCAAGTTGGACGGCGAGGCCCACGCCTTTTTCCGCAACGGGGTAACGTCCATCGATGCGCTTTACGATCTCGCCGACAAGGCACAGCCCCAGCAGCTGGTTAGTGGTGCCGGGGATGTGCTGGGCTGGTGGGTGATTACGGATTTTACTGATACCACGCCGGCGTTCCTGCCTGGTGGATCTCCGCGAAAGAAAACCTATTCGATCACGATAAAACACTATGCCGACGACATACATAACCCATGAAGGCGATGTGCTGGATGCCATCTGCGCCAGGCATTACGGTCTGGCAAACCTCCCTCAGACCCTGACGGAAGTGCTCGACGCCAACAGGGAGCTGGCCGCGCAGGGGGCGATATACCCTTCCGGTCTGATCATTACGCTGCCTGATATCGAAACGCAGGTTGCAGAGTCAACGATTCAACTGTGGGACTGAAATGGAAAACGTGCAGAGAGAAGAATATCGGCCGGAGTTCAGCCTCACGGCGGAAGGGCGGGATATTACTGCGGTGATGCGTGAAAACCTGATGGAAATAAGGCTGACGGATAACGGCGGCGCTACGGCAAAGGCCGACGAACTGCAGATCACCATCCTGTCGGAAACCATGGCGCTACCTAATAAAGGTGCCCGTCTGCGGTTGGGATTGGGATTTAATGGGGTATTGCAGGACAAGGGATGGTTTGTGGTCAGCGGTATTTCCAGCAGCGGCCCACCTCGAAAAATCGTTATTTATGCCACGGCGGCGCCGATGAACGCCCAGCGCCAACCCGGTGACGTGCTGAACCAGAAAAGCCGCAGCTGGGACGACGTGAGCCTGGGCGACATTGTGAAGACTGTCGCCAGTGATAATGGGTTAATCCCCAAAGTGGCCGGTGTACTGGCAAACATCGCGGTTGGTCATCTCGACCAGGTGAACGAATCGGATGCAGCATTAATGACCCGGCTTGCCAGTCGTTTTAATGCGATCAGTAAACCATCAGGCGGCTATTGGCTTTTTCTCCAGCAAGGGGAGTCGTTAAGTGTCGGTGGAAAGCCACTGGCCAGCGTAACGATTTTAAAGGAAGAGGTTTCGGAGTGGAGTTATACCGATGGCCAGCAGCGTGGCGCAACGACCGGCCCCGGTAAAAAGGGCGAGGGCGGGAAGAAAGGGAAAATCAGTGTCGCGTACTTTGACTCGGAAGACGGGCGAACGAAAACGCAGTCACTCGAACATGATGGTCCATCACAATCCCACCCCTTCACCCAGCCAACCAAAACCGCCGCCAACCACAGCGCACAGTCCAGAAAAACGCAGGTAAGCCGCAATGAACGGCGTATGACGCTCAGCGGCCCGTGTCGCCCGGCACATATCCCACTGACGGCAGAGAGTCGGGTTATTACCCAGGGATTTGGCACGGTGGAGGATAGGAGCTGGTTGATCGAATCGTTGGTGTTTTCTCTCACCTCACAGGGAATGTCGTTCGCATTCAATTTGGCGACGGATATCAATCCGCCAAAAGGGAAGAGTGGGAAAAAATCGGGAAAAAAGAAAGATGATGGCATTGGCTATTTTGATGAAACATAACGGGAGTCTTTAGTATGGTTAGCCGGTTAAAGCAAAAGATGAACAGTGACCCCATTGGCGTCGATAAGGAAATGAAAATATCTGAACTTCCATCGGCAGAAAATTCGTTAATTGATGATCTCCTTGTTATCTCTCAAAATGACGACGATGGTTTATTGAGAACCAAGAAAATATCAATGTCCTTATTAGCTAAATCACTGGTTTCAGACCGAGATAGTAATCTGGTAAGTCTAGTTGATGGGTTTAAGTTCTTTGCTGATAAGGGCGTTCTTGATACTGCTACTTCCCAAGCAGAAGCGGCAGCCGAAATCGCCCAAAATATCGCAGACGCAAATACCTATTACATTACCCCTGAGGATCCATATGGGACTATTGCGGGGCTGGCTGGAACCCCGGAGGGAAAATCATTCCGCGTAGCTCAGGGGGTGGGATCTGATGCGTCATTCATTTATTACCGTAAAACTAACGGGCAGGCTGTGGCAATCGCTGATTATCCGAGTGAAACCTCGGTAAGGAGCGTTGCAGGGTTGATAAAGAAATCCTCAGGAAAACCGTTCATGCGGTGGCGTGATAAGTTGGGTATGGTTGCCGCATATTGGTCTGCAGATAATGAAGGTGGGGTGGGTTTTGTCAGCAAATTAGTTGGGTTTAGTAGAAATGGTTTTGTCTCTGAAAACACTGAAGTATCAGACAATGTCATAAGAAACAAGGATTTTTCTGTAGTTAAAAGCGACGATGGCAGTTTTAAGGTAAAAGATAAGCTTGGACTTACCCTTCTTAAAGCGAAAGCCGGGAAGCTCTATCTCCCGAAAATAAGTGCGATATTGAACTCTGCAACAAGGTTAAGTTACGGAAACGTAAAAATATCGATTGGAACCGGTGGCGATATTATTGCTCTTCGTGATAGCCGTGGCGTGGTGGGGCTTCGTGTTGATAAAAACTGCGTGCTGCATGCGAAAATTGCAGGGTATGACGGAAGTTCATCCGCAAGAAAAATGTCTGAGGATTATATTATATCCCTGGTACAGTCATTTGCGGATTCGGCAAAAACCAATTTTGGTCGCAGAATTTTTAATAACGTTCCGGCGCTGGGTAATCCAAATAAAACCAAGAAGAAAGTGCAGTTTTGGATTGTCTACGGGCAATCGTTCTCAGTAGGTGCGCAAAGCGGCGTCGCCTTATCACTTACTCAATCGTTAGGTAATGTGATGCTTGGCGATTCGCCGCGCGGTATGAAGTTCTCCAACAATACAACTTATGAATATGCGCCGCTTGGTGGTGCAAATATCTTTAGGCCGCTGGTTGAGGTCATGCAGGATAACGCAGGAAACATCGTGGCCAACACGTCTGGCGGATATGGAGAGACTATTTCTTCGTCCTTTGCCAATAATTTGAAGGCCTATCACAACCAAAGCATGGGTGTGGAAAATGATGAGGACTTTATCATCGGCGTCGCCTGCTGCGGCGTTTCCGGCCGAACCATTGAACAACTGAAGAAGGGCGCGACACCAGAGATATACAACCGTGTGGAGACCGCCCTGGATGGCATTGCAGAAGCCGCCGCTGCTGCTGGCTACGATTGGGAAATTGGCGGCATTATCTACATGCAGGGTGAGAATGATAATGGTCAGTCGTTTGAATTCTATTATCCTCGCTTGCAGTCAATGCATGATACTCTGATTGCGTCATGTATGGATAAAAGCGGGCAAGCCCGAAAGCCGCTGTTTATGCTTAATCAACTCGGGAATAACTATGTTCGCAGGATGGGTGTACCTTCCGCGCAAATAGAATTGGCGCTAAAAAATGATAATGTTGTGCTGGTCGGATCGTATCAGGGATTATCGAATCCAGGCGCGCATTTATCGGCTAACTCATATCGAATTATTGGCGCTATGTTTGCTCGGGATGCATTCCGTCACATGTCGGGATATGGCTCATATCCATTTAAATGTGAGAAGGGCGTATATCATGATAATGCTATTTATCTTGGCATGACGCCACATGTCGCCCCGCTGAAGTTCAACAAAGTATTCAACGGATGGAACTATTTCGAGTATTCAGATAAGGGAATATCTGTTAGTGATTCCTCTGGGGCGATTGCTTCTTCTGACTTAACAGTTACCACCGTTTCGCCAACCGTAATAAAGATACTGTGCTCCAGAAAACTGACCGGGAAAGTAACTGTAACTTTAGGCGATAGTGCTCATGGTGGAACGCACAATATATGTGATAGTGGGAGTGAGGTTGCTTACAACAAGTGGGAGTATGGGGTGCCTAACCAATATCCGCAAGAGAATATCTCAGAGTTGGTAAGTAAAAATTATTCGCTGGCGACATTTGCAGCTATCCAAACAATTGAGTGTAACGAGGTTTAATATGGCTATTGATTTAGTAATGGGTGATTCTATTTTTTCCACCGGGGTTTCCATTGATGTACCGGTCAGTGATGGATTGGTGTCATTTGGTCTCGGCGGCGATATGTTAGGCATTAACCTTGTTGAAGGAGGCGTGCAGCCAACAATTGTCGGAAGCCCTCTACGCATGGATGCTAAATCTTCTAAGTTGGGTAATTTCGGTTACCTTGACCTGAATATTAATGAAACCGAGAATTTCACATATATTAGTGTGAATAAAATTTGGACTCCAACAGGTCTTAGTGCGTGCAATCTGATTGGTACATTTCAGACCACGTCGGCAACCGGTGTTGTTGTCGCTGGCTCAGGTCTGATCATGGAAGCTAATGGCTACCGCACAGCTGTCGCATCTGTCTATGATGGCACGCCGACTGGAGCGACGATTATCTCCGATAATATCTCAGTAACAAACGGCACCAGTCCGCCGCCAGCCACGGAGGATGCGGCAACGTGGCGATTCCTTGCCGCCATCTATGACGGAAATGGAGACTTCGGCTCCGGCGAGACTGCGAACAAGCGGCGTTACATCATCGACAAGACGGTCGGAGCGACTTTAAACAGGCGCAACGCTGATTTGACAATGGTTCGTGATTTGCGAGGCAAGGATACGATCCGTGTGGGTAATATGGGCAGCCGGTTAACTCAAAACAGCACCACGATCATGGGCGCCTACGCCGTCTACAACCGCGCGCTAACTGCCGCTGAGTTCGATTTGATGTACAAGCGGATGCAGGAAATAGCGGTTGCGAATGGCTGGAACGCTATCTAAAAACCAGATGGCCGGGAGGGAACCCGGCTATTTGTACAGCACAGCAAAGTTGAAAGCTATCGCAGCATCAACGGCTTTTCCTTGGGTTTCGAACGGAACATCTGAGACGAGTGGCCAGCGCCCTTTGTGCCAAACATAAAGCCAGTGCTGGCCCTCTTCATCTTCGCGGATTGCGAATATCGGAGGGCTATTTTGCTGCGGTTCTGGGTATCTGTCATTCTCATTGAGAACGAAAATCTGTCGCCCGGCGAGTGTAATGCTACCCAT